CAACCAAGTGGTCAAAACTTACAAGCGATTATGGAGTCTATTAATAAAAAGGTTGAAGCGATACATAGAATCTCCCATACGGACGCAGTGAGAGGAACCAAGACCCAAGTATCAAGTGGTATAGCTTTACAAACAGAATTTGAATTATTAAATGCAAGACTATCAGAAAAAGCTGACAACCTACAAATAGCAGAAGAAAATTTATTTAGATTATATGCTTTATTTCAAAACAGAAAGTTTGATGGAGAAATAGATTATCCTGACTCTTTTAACATTAGAGATTATGCCAGCGACTTACAGTTCTACCAACAAGCCAAAGCGATTAATGTTAAATCCCCTACCTTAATTAAAGAAATAGACAAGGAAATAGCAAGAGCAGTGATAGATGATGATGAAAAATTAAATATTATTTTTGAAGAAATAGATACCAAACCTGAAGTTGGAGAATTCACACAAGATGAAGTTCAAAAGGAAGAAGTAGAAGAGGAGGAAATTGAGGAGCCTACTTCTTAACCTTTACAGCGTGGATAGTTAAATTACCATTACCAAAATCAATATTTACTTTAATCTTTTCTGTTTTAGGATCAAAGCCTTTTGATTTTTCTATTGCAATCGCATTATCAATAGAAGCCATAAGTCTTTCTTCAGAACTTCCTGACATAGACTTAATAATATTCTCTTTGTTTTCATTTAGAAATGTTTCTAAATGATTGTCTTCTTTTTTAGTCATCATGTACCTCCTTTCTTAAATATTTCATTTTCCAAATCATATATTTTTCATCTTTGCTTAACTCCTTTTCGTTTATTAGCTTGCCACATTCCAATTTATCGAGAAGCATTGCTCGCCTGTCGTCTTCCGTTGCCTCTTTTTCTTCTTTAGGTGTCAATTTATAAACAGGGGTTAAGGGAATATGCCAGTAGCATCTTTTTACATACTCCCTTAAATCGTGTTCATAGCAAGGAAGTAATAATTGCGGCCTTTCCATTTTTTTTCCTCCTTTTGTTTTTTATACCTACATTGTAGCATACCGCTTTTTTAGAAATCGGCTAGAAGCTAGTGAAGTGAATTAAGGCAAAGAAAAAAAAAAATAAGTAGCCACCATCAAACGAACTAAATGCATCGAAATTAAAAATAAAGCTTTTTTTGATTTTTTGCTTTTTAAGTGTTAGAAGATTTTATGCCTGATATAATTGAACAAACGACTTTATATAAAATTCGACAAATCGAATTAGCCGAAGCACAATATTACGAACAACTGATAAAAGTCCTAGATAAGATTGAAAAGGATATAACTTCGCTTGTGGGCCAAAAGCTAAATACCCAAGATGGTAAGCTGCTACGAGAAGCAAAATTCAGTTTAGTTTTACAACCTCAAATTAAAGCCATTTTAGAAAAAGAATACCTAGCTTGGTCAGATAAAGTTGTAAGAGAGGGTTTTAATAAACAAGCGAAACGAGTTGAACGAGCTTTTAAAAAGATAGGAAGAATACCAAAACAATTTCAAGAATTAACAAAAGGCGATCTGGCTTTAATTAGAAATCTTAAACAACAATACTTTACTCAATTTAAAGATGTATCCAATACCTTTACAAGAACATTACAAAGTAAAATTTATCAAAATGTTTTGTTGGGAAATGACTTTGCTATTTTAGAACAAGAATTAAGACAATCCATTAATGGCATTTATGCTAGTGCCAAAGACCCTCAAATCCAAAAGTTGGTCAATAAGATTAAAAAAGATGAAGTGAGATTGAAAAAGCTAAAAAGAAGATCAACTAAAGCAAAAGTATTAAAAAAGACCATTGATAAAAGTGTTCAAACATTGCAAACAAAATTTGCAAGTGATAGAGCTGGGGAAAACATGAAAAGGTATGCTGGTCAAATTCTTAACGATAGTCTTAGAGAATTTGATGCAACCTTGAGTGCTAATAAAGCGTTTGAAGCTGAATTGACTCATTTTAAGTACTATGGTAATGTTATTCCAACGACTAGGAGGCATTGTTCCTCTTTAGTCAAAAGAGACAAACTTTTTACGATTGATGAAGTCAAAAGACTTGGACGAGCAAACTGGACAGGGAAGAAACCAGGAGATCAATTAATTGTTCGTGGTGGTTATAATTGTCGTCATCAATGGAGTCCTGTTGATCCTGAATGGTTTAATGAGGACGGAGCATTAAAATATTAACAAAGGAGTAAAAAATGGTCAATGAAGTAAAAGATATAGAAACACCAAAACAAGAAGAACCTAAAGTAGAAGTAGAAAAACCAAAAGAACAAACGTTTAACCAATCACAGCTTGATAATATAATCAAATCAAGACTGGAAGCCGAACAAAAAAAACATCAAAGAACATTAGAGGACGCAAAGAAAGCAGAGCAAGAAGCCTTAAAAGAAAAAGAAGTTAAGGAAGCTAAATCAAAAGCAGAACTTGAAAAACTTATGCAACAAAGAATATCTGAAAGAGATACAGAAGTTTTGAAATACAAAAATGCTTTGAAAGCAGAAAAAGTAGATAATAGTTTATTATCTGTTGCATCTCAAAATCAAGCTATCAATCCATCGCAAGTGGTTTCTTTGCTCAAAGACGAAGTTAAATTAAATGACGATAATCGAGTAGAAATACTTGATAAGAATTCAAATATTCGTTATAACGAAAAAGGAAACGTTTTAACAATTGAAGAAAGAGTTAAAGAATTTCTAGATGCGAACCCACATTTCCGTCAAGGGTCCAAAGCTGGTTCAGGAAGCCAGTCGTCCATCGAGGGTAAAACTGTAAAACCTTTCAAGATTCAGGATTTAGATTTGAGTAAGCCAGAAGATCGTAAGCGATATGCTGAATATCGTAAAGAACGAGATTCTAAACCTACTCAAATTAATTTAAACAAATAAATATAAGGAAAAAAACAAATGGCAAGCGAAACAACAAGTTCTACACTATCGGAACTATATACAGAGATAGTGGCAGAAGCATTATTCGTAGCAAGTGAAAGATCAGTAATGAGACCCCTTGTGAAAAATTATGCTATAACAGGTGGCGGAAAATCGGTGGAAATTCCCATATATTCAGCAGTTACGGCTGCGACAGTATCGGAAGCAACTGATTTATCTAACACAGCAATCAATCCAAGTTCTGTAACTATTTCAGTAAGTGAAAATGGAATCATGACAACATTAACGGATTTAGGTAGAAATGCCTCTCCTCGAAATGTTGCGGCTGACATTGGAAAATTGTTTGGAGAAGCTATTGCAAAAAAAATAGATGTAGATTTAACTGCACTATTTGATGGCTTTTCACAAGAAGTTGGAGACGGAACAGCAGTACTAAGTGCGGCTAATGTATTTAATGCAGTAGCAGTATTAAGAAAAACTGCAGTTCCAACAGCGGAAATATCAGGAGTGTTTCACCCTCTAAATGCGTATGACTTAAAAAGCAATTTAACAAATACGTTTGTTGGTAGAGATACTGAATTATCAAATGAAGCATTAAGAAACGGTTTCGTTGGTAATGTAGCTGGAGTTAATATATTTGAAACTTCAAATCTAGCTGATAGTTCTGGAAATAATCCAGGAACAACAGGCGATTACAAAGGTGCTATATTTCAAAAAGATGCTTTAGGACTTGCAATGATGCAAGACCTGAAAATTGAAACTCAAAGAGATGCGAGTTTAAGAGCAGATGAAATTGTGGCAACTTCTGTATATGGAGTTGGAGAACTTCACGATACTTATGGTGTTGAACTGAACGTAGATTCATCATTACAATAATCGTACTTTTATCAGGGCGAGAAATCGCCCTGATATTTAACAGGAGAAATTATGGATATAAAATTAACAAACGGAAAAAAAATCATTACTAGATCAAAAGAACAGTATGAAGCCAATATAAAACACTTTGCGATAAGGGGTTTTAAATTAGTTTCAGATAAGATAAAAGAAGTTAAAAGCGATACAAAGAATGTCGTTAAATTAAAACCAAAGAAAAAGGGGAAAAAGAAATGACAAAATATTGGAAACTAGCAAAAGATAATCCCAAGATTGCGATTGCGATAGTTGTAGTTATTATTGCCATTATTGCTTTAATTAACTAACATGGCTAATTTTACTGGATCAGATGTCATAGCGGCTTCTGACGTAACTGCTTATCAAACAGATGCGTTTGATTTTGGTATTGCAAGTGGAGCAACAGTAGTAACTGATTGGTTAGCTCAAACTACCAATGACATTTTAAGAGATTTAAGAACTAAATGGTGGCCTGTATATAAAACAAATGTCTATACTGACATCGCAGTTTTAAATACTACTGAAATGGTTAATACTAAAGTTAATCTCGATCAATTTAAAAGAGCTGGGGTTTATTTATTTTTATCAAGATTTTATTTACCAGCTTTAACTAAATTTAGATCAGAAGCAGATAAAGATAGATTTGAAAGAATGATTGAATTTTATTCTTCAGCTTTTGCTAAAGAATTTCAGTCCATTTTAGAAGATGGAGTGGAATATGATAGTGATGCTGGAGCAACCATATCAGCTTCTGAAAGAGAACCTCTGCATGGTCTTCGTAGATTAAATAGATAATGGTTGTCGCTGTTCATGTTAAAACGAATGCTAAATACGTTCAAAAGAATATAAGAAATTTCCAAAAACGATTCCCCAACGAAATTAAAAGAACATTATTAAAGTCAGGTTTTTTATTACTAACCATTATAAAGGAATTAACTAAAAAAGGTAAAAGT